GGTATTTTATGGTATGCCAATACTTGCGGAGAACAATAAGCCTCGGCTTTTATATTATTTAAGACGTAGAGGTTATAGAGGGTTTAGCATGAATAGGCCAGATAAAATTTGGAACAAACTATCTGTTGCAGAAAAAGAAGTTGGTGGAATACCTAACTCTAGCGAAGACATAAAACAAGCTCACGCCGCGGCTATTGAAATGTACATACAAGATCACGTTGGTATAAGACAAGACGGCACGGTAGGTGATTTATATTTTAACGATTTACTAAATGATTGGAGTAAATTTGATATAAACAAAAGAACAAAGTTTGACGCATCAATAAGTTCTGGTTTAGCTATAATGGCTAACAATAGACATTTATACGCACCAAACGCTAAGGTTGAAAAACCTAAATTAAACATAACAGTTTCTAAGTATAGTAACACTGGAACTAATTCACAAATAATCAAATAATAAATATGGCAGAGTCTGGCATGAAAAGTTATTTCCCAAGTCAAACCGTAAGTGATGCTGAAAAGCTAAGCTACGACTATGGTTTGAAAGTGGGCAAGGCAATAGAGCAAGAATGGTTTAATGAAGATCGAAACATGAATAGATATAGATCTAATCATAGTGATTTTCATAATTTAAGACTATACGCTAGAGGCGAACAATCTATACAAAAATATAAGGATGAGTTATCTATAAATGGTGATTTGTCCTATTTAAATTTAGACTGGAAACCAATTCCAATTATTTCAAAGTTTGTAGATATAGTTGTAAATGGTATAGCTGAAAGAACTTATGATATAAAAGCTTTTTCCCAAGACCCTAGCGGTGTGGAAAAAAGAACTGCTTATATGCAAAACATATTAAACGATATGGAAAACGAATCGTTTAATGAGTTTACACAAGAGGCTTTTGGTGTTAACACTAGAAGTAGTGATGAAGAAAATCTACCAGCATCAACAGAAGAACTTCAAATTCATATGCAGTTAGAGTACAAACAAGCTGTAGAAATGGCGGAAGAGCAAGCTTTAAATGTTTTATTTGAAGGTAGTAATTATGAGTTAATAAAGAAAAGATTTTATTATGATTTAACTGTTTTAGGTATAGGTGCTGTTAAAACATCATTTAATACTTCTGAAGGCGTTAAAGTAGATTATGTTGATCCTGCTAATTTAGTATACTCTTATACCGACTCACCTTACTTTGAAGATATATACTACGTTGGAGAAGTTAAAACTATCCCAGTTAATGAGTTAGCTAAAGAGTTCCCACATTTAACAGAAAGTGATCTTGAAGATATAATGAAAAACAAATCTTACAACAGATCTAACTATAACTCTAGGCATAATTACGATAAAGAAGATAATAACACTATTCAGGTTTTGTATTTTAATTATAAAACCTATATGAACGAGGTTTATAAAACAAAAGAAACAGCAACTGGTGGTGATAAAATTATACCTAAAGACGATACGTTTAATCCACCAGAAGGCATGGAAGGTGGTTTTGGCAGAATGTTAAGATCTATAGAGTGTCTTTACGATGGTGCTATGATTTTAGGTACCGATAAATTACTTAAATGGGAAATGGCAAAAAACATGATGCGTCCTAAAAGTGATTTTACAAAAGTAAAAATGAATTACGCTATTGTAGCGCCTAGAATGTATAACGGTAAAATTGATTCATTAGTAAAGCGTATTACAGGTTTTGCTGATATGATACAGTTGACTCATTTAAAGCTGCAACAAGTAATGTCTCGTATGGTTCCAGATGGCGTTTATTTAGATGCTGACGGTTTGGCGGAAGTTGATCTTGGTAATGGCACAAACTACAATCCACAAGAAGCTTTAAACATGTTCTTCCAAACTGGTTCTGTAATAGGAAGAAGCTTTACGTCAGAAGGTGATATGAATCCAGGCAAAGTGCCTATTCAAGAAATTACATCTGGTAGTGGTGGTAATAAAATGCAAGCACTTATAGGTAATTATAATTATTACTTGCAAATGATTAGAGATGTAACCGGGCTTAACGAAGCTAGAGATGGTAGTACACCAGATAAAAACGCGCTTGTTGGCGTGCAAAAAATTGCAGCAGCAAATTCAAATACAGCAACTCGACATATACTGCAAGCAGGTTTGTATCTTACCGCTGAAACAGCTGAATGTTTATCGTTAAGAATATCAGACGTTATAGAATACTCCCCAACAAGAGATGCTTTTATACAGGCTATTGGCGTGCACAATGTTGCAACATTAGAAGAAATGTCAGAATTACACTTATATGATTTTGGTATATTTATACATTTACAACCTGATGAAGAAGAAAAAGCTATATTAGAAAATAATATTCAAATGGCTTTACAGCAACAAAGCATAGATTTAGAAGACGCAATTGATTTAAGAGAAATAAAAAATATAAAACTTGCCAATCAATTATTAAAGATACGTAGAAAAAAGAAACAAGAGCAGGATAGAGCTAGAGAATTAGAAAATATACAAGCGCAGACACAATCTAATACTCAATCAGCTCAGGCAGCCGCTCAAATAGAACTCCAGAAAAACCAAGCATTAACAGAGTCTAAAGCTCAAATAATACAACTACAAGGACAAGTTGATGCTCAAAAAATGCAACAAGAAGCTGAGCTCAAAAAACAATTAATGCAAATGGAGTTTCAAATGAATATGCAATTAAAAAATGCAGAAACTGGTAATTTGCAACAAAGAGAAAAAGAAAAAGAAGATCGTAAGGACGAAAGAACAAAAATACAAGCATCTCAACAAAGCGAAATGATTGAGCAAAGAAAGACTGGAAAACCACCTAAAAACTTTGAGTCCGCAGGTAATGATATACTAGGCGGCGGATTTGATTTGGGTAGTTTTGAGCCTAGTTAAAATTTATTAATTATTATTATATTATATTATGGAAGAAAAATTAGAAGAAGTAGTTGAAGAAACTACACAACAAAACCAACAAGATCCAGGTGATGAAAACGTGGTTCAAGTTGATGAAAGTAAATTTGAATCTGCTGGTGACGACGATGTCATTAAAGTAGATTTAAGCAAACCCCCAAAACCAGTAGAAGAAAATGAAACTAAAGAAGATAACGCTGACGACAGCGGAGTGGTTGCAGAGTCTAAAGATGCCAACGCCCCACAAGAACAAGAAGAAGTACAACCGGAAACAGAAGCACAAGAAGCTCCAGTATTAGAAGAAATTACTGAAAATTCTACTGAAGAAGAAGTAGCTGAAGCAGAAGAGCAGATTGAAGAAGCTGTTGCAGAGGCACGAGCAACTGGAAAACCAATACCAGAAAATATCCAAAAGCTAATAGATTTTATGGAAGAGACTGGTGGAGATTTAAGTGACTACGTAAAGCTTAATCAAGATTATTCAAAGCTAGATGATCAAAATCTATTGTATGAATACTATAAGCAAACAAAACCTCATTTAAACAATGAAGAAATTAACTTCCTTATGGAAGATCAATTCTCTTACGACGAAGAAGAAGACGACGAAAGAGATGTACGAAGAAAAAAATTAGCGTTAAAAGAGCAAGTTGCCAACGCTAAAAGCCACTTGGACGGGCAAAAGTCCAGATACTATGAGGATATCAAAGCTGGAAGCAAGCTCACTAATGAGCAACAGAAAGCTATAGATTTCTTTAATAGATACAACAAAGAGTCAGAAGCAAATGAAAAGGCGGTTAAAAATAACGTTAATATTTTTACGCAAAAAACCAATCAGGTTTTTAATGACAAGTTCAAAGGTTTTGAATATAATGTCGGTGATAAAAAATACCGTTTTAATGTAAACAATGCTAAAGAAGTTAAAGAAACCCAAAGCAATATAAACAATTTTACCAAAAAGTTTTTGGATAAGAATTCTGCTTTAAAAGATGCTAAGGGTTATCACAAATCTCTTTACACGGCAATGAATGCAGACGCTGTTGCAAAACACTTTTACGAACAAGGCAAGGCTGATGCTATGAAAGAAAGCGTTGCTAAAGCTAAAAATGTAGATATGAATCCAAGGCAAAGTCATGGAAAAATTGAAGCAGGTGGTATGAAAGTAAAAGTGCTAGGTGAAAACTCTTCTGATTTTAAGTTTAAAATTAAAAACAATAAGTTTAAAAAATAACAAATTAAAATTTAAAAATTATGGCAATATCAAATCCGGGTCCTGGTCATTCAGGAACCGCTGGTAGTTTGAATAGCGTACCTGCTTCGCAAAAAGCATTACTAGCTTCAAACTATATCGACTTTACCGCAGACGGAAACGACTGGGGTCAACAATATGTACCAGATCTTATGGAAAAAGAAGCTGAAGTGTTCGGTAACAGAACTATTTCAGGTTTTCTTGCACAAGTAGGGGCTGAAGAAGCGATGTCTTCTGATCAAGTTATTTGGTCTGAGCAAGGTCGTTTACACTTATCTTACATTGGTAAGTATGACACGAATGAAACTACATTTACAGTTACTACCGATATTGATGGTAACGCAATGACTACAACTCATGGTGTTAGAATTAATGATATGGTTGTTGTGGCAACTGCTGAGGGTACTATCAAATGTTTAGTATCAGCTGTTTCTGGTGCTGTTATAACAGCTTTACCTTACGAGGTAGCGACTGTTGATGATGCTACTGCATTTTCTGACACAGGTGTTCCATCTGCTGCAAACGCAACTTTATTAGTTATAGGTTCTGAGTTTGGTAAAGGTAAGCAAGGTCAAGGCGCAACTACAGCTACTGTTAACAATGGTTTTGGTGCTGTTAAGCCAACTCATACTTCATTTACTAACAAGCCAATTATCATGAAAGATTACTATGAGATCTCAGGATCTGATGCTTCTCAAATTGGTTGGGTTGAAGTTACAGGTGAGGATATGGGATCAGGTTACTTATGGTACTTAAAAGCTGAAGGTGATACTAGAGCTCGTTTTTCTGACTATGTAGAAATGTCTATGCTAGAAGCTGTTAAAGGTGTTGAAGGTGCTTCTACTGCTGATGGAACTGTTAACGGTGCTGCTAACACTTTTGGTACTGAAGGTTTATTCGCTGCTGTAGAAACTAGAGGTAATGTTACTACTGGTGTTACTGGTGTTAATGCTGCAACTGATTTAGCTGAGTTTGACGCTATCTTAGCTGAGTTTGACTCTCAAGGTGCTATTGAGGAAAACATGATGTTTGTAAATAGAGGAACTTCTCTTGCTATCGATGACATGTTAGCTTCTATGAATTCTTACGGAGCTGGTGGTACTTCTTACGGAGTATTTGATAACTCTGAAGACATGGCTTTAAACTTAGGTTTCTCTGGTTTCAGAAGAGGTTCTTATGACTTCTACAAGTCTGACTTTAGATACTTAAACGACAAAGCTACAAGAGGTAGTATTAATTCAAGAGACGCTGTTGCTCCACTTAGAGGTATTATTATTCCTGCTGGAACTTCAACTGTATATGACCAACAATTAGGGAAAAATCTTAAACGTCCTTTCTTACACGTTAGATACAGAGCTTCTGCAACAGAAAGTAGAAAAATGAAAACTTGGACTACTGGTTCAGTTGGAGCTGCTACTTCTGATTTAGATGCAATGCAGATCAACTACTTAACTGAAAGATGTTTAATTACACAAGGTGCTAACAACTTTATGTTAATGAAGTAAGCACAATTATTTTAAAGAGACTGGGATTAATTTCCCAGTCCCTTTATTTTTATTAATTTTATTATATATTATATTATGGCAAAGAAAAAAGAAACAAAAAAAGAAATTGTAACGGAAGAAGTTACTCAAGTTGCAAAGCAACCAAAAGTTGAAACACCGGTTATGGAAAAACCATTACCAAAAAAAAATAAGTGGGAAGTAAAAGATAGGCAATATTTTTTAAGAAAAGGAAATAAACCCTTGTCTTACACTGTCAAGTCAGCTAACATATATTGGTTTGACGAAGAAAAAGGTTTTGAAAGAGAGTTAAAATATTGCTCAAATCAAAGAACTTGCTTTGTAGACGAAATGAAAGGAGATCAAAGATTAGAACACATTATTTTTAGAGCTGGTATGATAACTGTTCCTAGAGAAAAAGTAATATTACAAAAACTATTATCTTTATATCATCCCCATAGAAACAAACTTTTTTATGAATGGAAGCCAGAAGTTGAAGCTATAGATGAAGTAGATTTTTTAGAGCTAGAAATAGAAGCATTAAACGCGGCACAAAGTTTAGACATAGATATGGCAGAAGCTGTTATGCGAGTAGAGATAGGGTCTAGAGTTAATGAAATGAGTTCTAAAGAGCTTAAAAGAGATTTACTACTATATGCTAAGAAAAATCCTAATTTGTTCTTAGAGTTAGTAAATGATGACAATGTTGCACTTAGAAATTTTGGTATTAAAGCGACTGAAATGAAATTACTTAAATTGTCTGAAGATCAAAGAACTTTTTCTTGGGGTTCTAACGATAGAAAACTAATGAATGTTCCATTTGATGAGCACCCTTATTCAGCTTTAGCCGCTTGGTTTAAAACTGACGAAGGTATGGAGATTTACTCCAATATTGAAAAAAGATTAAATTAATCTAACTGTAGATGC